TGCCTGCCAATTACACCGATGACATTACTCAAATCCCCTATGGATTTGTATTCACAACCGAATCGGCTGTGGCCAACTTCTTGTTGAGCTATGGAAAGTTTTTAGAATCACAAGGGTTTGAATTTACCAATCAGATCAACGGTTATATAATGACCTGGTCACAAATGGTTTATGAGTACATGTACTGGGGACAACAAGGTTGGAGCAACGGTAGCTTGATCAACTTGAACCCGTTGGCAACAGGACTATCAGTATTCAAAGCACAAGCAGTAGTGGATAACATAACATCGCAGACTGCAGAACATGTTTTATTGGATCAAAATCGCAGAGACTTCCCAGTGAGAGATCTCAATATTGTGCGAGTTGATAACAATTTTAGTATTCAACCGTTGAACGATCAAAGTTTGAGTTTTATTGACATGCGTTATACCAGCTTTGAAAGTATGATTGTGTTGGATAACGCCAGCTTGTTTGGTGATTTAATTTTTGAACCAGTTACAGGGGCTAGACAAAGCAGACTGTACATTTCTGGTACCACTACCACAGAGTGGGACGGCAGTGTAAACGCACAAGGATTTATTTTAAATCAAAATAACATTCCTGCGTGGACAGGATTAAAAACTTACGCCAAAGGCGAGATAGTAGCCTACAAAGGTGCCTACTGGAGTGCAGCAACTATTGTGCAACCTAGCATGAAGTTCAACTACAATGATTGGAATCAAAGTGATTACACATTTATTGAACAAGGGTTGCTGGCCAATCTTGCAAACAAAGCTGATCAACTGAGCAACAGTTATGATATTAACTCAGCCAACCTAATTGCCGACAATGATTTGTTGAGCTATGGATTGATAGGTTTTAGACCAAGACAATACATGGCTGCACTAAATCTTGATGACGTCAGTCAACTCAACATCTACAGAGAATTCCTTGGCACTAAAGGAACCAAAAACAGTACTGACCTTTTTGGGCAAGCCAAGTTCAACAAAGAAGTTGCTGACTACAAAATTTACGAAAACTGGGCAATACAACGCGGAGTGTATGGCGCAAACGCCAATCGCAGTTTCTTTGATTTGAGATTGAATCGTGCGTTGTTATCTAGCAACCCTAGTTTGGTACAAGTTGTGGTACCAAACGAAGCAAGTACTGCTGATCAACAAATTTTCCTCAGTGATGTATGGAAAAACAGTTTTCCGTTGACCACTACTGCATTGTTGCCAACAACCACATCGTTGCCAACAGACATTGCATTACCATCGGCAGGATATGTCAACATTGATGATGCTGATATCACAGTGTTTAATTTAGACGATCCTGCAAGTCTTAATGCCAATATAAATTCTATTGTGGTTGGAACTAGTGTTTGGGTTGCCAAAGTCAATGACTATGACTGGAACATTTACCGTGCGGAATCTGTGCCGGGCACCATCCAACACGTTTGTGACAACCTCAACGGCACCAGCAGAGTTATATTCAGTGGTCAACATGGATTGAGCACTGGTGATCGATTGATCATACGATTCTTTGACACAGAAGTCAACGGTGTTTATACAATACTGAGCGTGCCAAACATAACCACAGTAAACATTGCACTGGATCTTGCAGGTGATCGAACCGTGGTTGATGGCACAGGCATTGGCTTTACTCTCAAGACCATGCGTGTGGATCAAGCCAGCGATGTGCTAAATTTACCATACGCTCAACAATTTTTGCCAGGCGCAAAAGTCTGGGTCGATGACAATGGCAGCGGACTATGGGAAGTGTTAGAAAAACAAAATCCGTTTACCGATCGGCTAATACTGGCCCCAGTGTTACTTGACGCTAGTGAACAATACGGAGCATCAGTGGCACAAGCCACAGATCGATCAGCATTGTTTATTGGTAGCCCACGTTATGGATTTGCGTCAGGTACCAACAAAGGTGGCATTTATTTGTACGTAAGAAGTGACGCTGCTACGTATATTCCTATTAGTCCTATCAATGACCAAGACACCATTCTCACATTAAACACTACGGGATTGCGCGGGTACGGTAATGCTGTGGATGCTGGTTCTCGAACATTTGCTGTTGGCGGAGCTAGTGCTAGTCTTGGACCAGGAGCACAAGCTGACAACGGATATGCTGTGATATTATGGCGTGATCCGTTGGCCGGTGCACTTAATACTAGTCCGTGGACACAATCACAGTTGTTGACACTACCAGGAACCACAACCACAACAACACCAGGCGCAGGAGAATTTGGTTACAGTGTGGCCATGAGTCTTGATGAGCGTTGGTTGTATGTTGGTGCTCCAGGATTGAACACTGTGTATGCATACGGTCAAGTGCAATGGTCTAATCAATATTTGCAATACAGAGCCGATGGCACTAGTAATACTGCTGACATTAGTGAAAATATTCAAATCAACAATGCCAATCAAATTGTTGTGACCAAGAATGGTGCAGTGCTAACACTCACAACTGACTATACTGTTGACGCTGGTTTTACCACAGTGACATTTACATCAACTCCAGCTGCTGGTGATGTTGTTAACATTTCACGACTGTTTTTCAAAGCATTTACTGCTAGTGGTGCAAGTTATTCATTGTCACCATACCTGTTCACAGTCAATAACATTTACTCGTTCTCAGTTACAGTTGATAACATATTGCAACGTCCCAACATCGACTACACCTACGCTGGTGGTACGTTAACATTCTATAATATTCCTACTCCTGGTGCAGCAATTGGTGTGACATCACAATTTTACTATCAACTTGCTGGCACTATTACCCCAACGGTGTCAGTGGTTGCTGGTGCAAGATTTGGTGCCAGTGTTCAGTGCAGCACTGACGGACGTCAAGTTATAATTGGGTGTGCCAATGCCACAGTCGACACATTGGTTGAAGCAGGATCAGTGTATGTGGTTGACAGAAACGTACAAAAATTCATTCGTCAAGATGACAGCTCTAATACTTACACTGTGTTAGGAACTGTAACCGCTCCGGTTAGCGTTTTGGTCAACAACGTATTCTTAACCAATCAAACAGACAGCATTGTTGGGGCTGACAACACCTTCTCAGTGAGCGGCAATAACATTACCATCAACAAAGATTTGTTTGTGGGAGATGTGATTGAAATTGAAATCAATCAGTTTGTAGAACAGCAGTTGATTACAGAAAACACAGTGGCCGAATACACAAACTACGGTCAAAGTTTAGACCTGTGCCCATACAACTGTAGTTTGTATGTGGGTGCTCCTCAAGATTCCAGCATAGTTTGGAAAGGCGGCGTGGTTGAACGCAGTGTAAATCAAGCCAGAACATATGGCACAATCACAGCTACTTTGGCTCCCACTAGCTTGACTGCTGGGCAAACTCTGCGAGTAAACAATGTTGATATTGCAGTACCAGCAAGTCCTAACAACACAGTAGCCGGACTGGCAGCAGCAATCAACGGCGGCGTGGCAGGAACCAACACAGGTGCTCCTAATGCCACTGCAACAGTTTCTACTGATGGTAAGTTGACTATTTTTGTGACCAACACAGATGCTGCACCTGCAGGCAACAAATTACAAGTGGCACCGGGTTCTGTTGGCACAGTGTTTTCTGCACTTGGCTTTGACACATTTGTGTACACACAAACTATTGCTAGTCCGCGTCCAACAGAGTTTGGTCAATTTGGATACTCAGTGGCAGTAAACGACACTGCGCTAAATCTCGTGGTTGGGTCGCCCAAAGGTACATTGTACTCTCCAATGGTATTTGACTATAACACAACTACAGAACTGCCTGGCACCACTTTTGACGGCAACTCTACTTCTTTCTTTAGTACCGTGGTTATGGTGTTGGTAAACGGGTCTTATGTTTCTCGATCATTGGTACAATCGGGTGCAGTTTATACATATGATTATTTGCCCAGCAACAGTCTCAGCGTGGCCAACCCTGGCAAGTTTATATTTGGTCAACAAGTTGAAACTGATGCAGTGAACTATCTAGATCAATATGGTTATGCAGTAAGTTATAATTCTGGAATACTAGTTGCTACCGCACCCGGTGAAGATTTCGAAGACAGCACACTCGGCAACTTTGGTGCTGCGTACCTATTTGAAAATCCCACAAGACGCCTGGCATGGGAACCAATTGCTGTTCAACAACCAGTTGTTGACATACGACTGTTGACCAGTGTGTACATGTATGACAGAATTACTTCTGCTAAGAGTCAGTTCTTTGATTTCTTTGATCCATTACAAGGAAAAATACTAGGTGCTGCTCAAGAAAACATAGATTTTATCAGCGCAATTGATCCTGCGTCTTACAATGTTGGTCCAGTGAACAAGCGTGGCGACACCTGGAATACTGCACATGTTGGTGAAGTCTGGTGGGATATCAGCACCGTGAGATTTATTGATCCAAATCAAGACAATCCAACTTATGCCAGCCGACGATGGGGACAAGTGTTTCCTGGCAGCAGAGTTGACGTGTATCAATGGATCGCTAGCTCAGTGCCGCCAGCAAATTATACCGGAGTTGGCACACCATACAGTACTATCAGTTATGTGGTAAGCACTCGATTGAATCAGTCTGGAACTTTTGTAACTGAATATTATTTCTGGGTGCGTGGTATAACTGAAACAGCATCTCAATTGGGAAAAACTCTTAGCGTTGCTACAGTTGCTTCGTATATCCAAGAACCCAAGGCCAGCGGTATCAGCTATATCGCACCAATTAATTCTAGTACCATTGCAATCTACAATGGTCTTGACTACATTGTGGCCTCAGACACTGTTATTAGTGTAGAGTTTGATCAGTCAATGACCGAAGCCAACGTTCATACAGAGTATGAACTGATTGCACAAGGGCAAGACGATGCTTTCTTAAGTGATAATTTGTATCGTAAACTGCAAGATAGTTTCTGTGGAGTAGATACATTTGGCAATAATGTTCCTGATATAAACCTCAATGTTGCACAACGGTATGGCGTACAGTTCCGCCCACGTCAGAGTATGTTTGTGGATCGTTTCCTTGCACTAAAAAATTATATTCAACGTGCTAACGATGTGTTTGCATTGTATCCTATAACAGAAAGCAGAAGTTTTGTCTTGCTGAATAGTGCAGAGCCAGAACCTAGTGCAGCCAGCAGTGAATGGAATTTGCGTGTGCCTAATTTGGAAATCTTAGGATTCCAGAACATCTATGCTGTGCCATTGGGCTACAAATACCTCGTGGTCACTAACAGTTTGAATCGCGGACTTTGGACCATTAATGAAGTGCAGGCCACTGCTACTGATCCCGCAGTAAGAGAACTGGTATTGAGTCGTGTACAAAACTATGACACACGCCAATACTGGAGTTATGTCAATTGGTATAAACCAGGATACAATGCCAGTTCAACTATTGTTGCAGAAGTACCAAACTATGCTGCATTGGCCACATTAAGTGTGACCATTGGATCGAGTGTCAAGGTAACTGCTAATGCACAGGGCAAGTTTGAAATTTATCTGCGCACAGACACTGGTTGGGACCGTGTGGCACTTGAAGATGGTACCATTGAAATTTCTGCTGAAATTTATGATTATGCGTTGGGCAGATTTGGATTTGACGTTGAAGTGTTTGATGCACAGTACTTTGATCAAGAGCCAGTGATTGAAACTCGCAAAATTATACAAGCCATCAATGAAGAATTGTTCATTGATGAGTTGAAGATTGAAAGAAACAAGTCGCTTACATTGATGTTTGACTTCATTCTCAGCGAGTTGTTGGCTCCAGAGTGGTTGATTAAAACCAGCCTGATTGATGTGCAACACAAAGTTAGAGACCTTGTTCCGTATCAAAATTACATTAGAGACAATCAAGATTTTGTAAGTAACTATATTCAAGAAGTCAAGCCGTACCACGTGCAAGTGCGTGAATTCAATTTGACCTATGATGGTGCTGATGATTATTTGGGCAGCTTGACTGACTTTGATTTACCAGCATACTACAACACAGATTTGAATGTACCGCAATATGTAAGTCCAATTTTGTTACCATATGAGCATGCTACTGCTCAGGCGTTTAATACACTCAGCGATACTGCTTCGAACAGTACGCTTTGGGCAGACTGGCCGTACAGTCAATGGTTTGACAAATATTTGTTGCAAGTGGGAACAATCACAGTGACCAATCCGGGCACAGGATATACTATTGCACCAACTGTGTTAATTGTTCCTGCTGCTGGCGATACCGGGTCAGGTGCAGAAGCTGTTGCAGTGCTCAATTCATTGGGTAACATTGCATCTATAACAGTAACCAAGTCAGGATCTGGATATCGATCAACTCCAACCATAGTGTTTGATGGTGGCAATGGTACAGGTGTCACAGCTTACCCTGTAATGTCTGGATTGGGGAATGCCATCAATCAGTCTACAGATAATTCAGAATTTTACAATTTGGTTCGTAGTTTAAAAACTACTATCAAATATGACCGCTATCAATATCAAACATCTGTGCTGACCTGGAGTGCTGATGGATACTATGAAAATGGCACACTGGTTCGATATGACAATCGTGTGTGGCAAGCCGACAGCGCCGACGGTAGCAGTGCTGTGGTTGGTCCAGATTTTAATCTTGAAGATTGGATCGAAATTGATGCAGCCACTTTGAGTGGTATAAATCGTACCATGGGCTTTTATGTTCCTGGGGTCAATGAACTTGGGCTAGATCTAAACTTGTTAGTTGATGGCACCAGTTACCCAGGTGTGCAAGTTTGGGGAGACTACTTCTTAGGAAGCGCACCAGTAAGTCCTACTCTAGTGTGTACCGCTACCAATGCAACAACTAACGAAATCACGTGTGTTCAAACAGTGCGACTGTCTATCAATGATCCAATTAGATTCTACGGCACTGTGTTTGGTGGCATTGTGGCTGGCACAGTTTATTATATAAATGCCATTGTTGATCCAACACATTTTACAGTGGCACTAGCACCAGACGGATTGACATTTAGTTTGACCACTGCCACTGGCACCATGGTTGCAGATGTACCAGAACCGATTGATGCTACTTACGCCAGTAGCTTCACTGATCAATACCTTGGACTGCGTCCCACAGACATCAACGTTGATGGTGGCGAGTTTATTGGGCCATACGAAGGCCATGCTCCAGAAGAATTGGTCAACGGATCAGAATATGACACACTAGACTTCCGTGTTTACACTCGCCCAGGCGCGGATTGGACTGGCCGGGGGCATGGATTTGCCATTGGATCATACAATTATGTGTATGATGATTTGGCGTTGGATTGGAGCACATTAGTGCAACATCCTGTAAACATCGAAGTGTCCAATATCACTACCAATTTGGACCTTACTCCGGGTGTGGACTATGTTACGGATTGGGAAAATCAAACAATTATAGCTGTTCCTGGTGGCGGCATCTCTACTAATGATGTTATTGGTATTGCTGTTTACGAAATGGGCGGTGGCAACCAATTGTTCCGTGGCAACTATACTGGACCCGAAGTTGGCGGTTCTGTAATTATTCCTGTGAATGCTGACGAAATTTATGAATTGGTATTGTTTGTAAACGGCCTAAATGTTGCAGGTGCCACCTGGACTCCGTATGCTGACAGCGTGGCCTGGAGTTATCAAAATACATACGCACAAAACACCATTGTTGAAGACAGTGGATTGTACTATAGAGCTTTACAAACTGTGCCCGCAGGAATCTTGTTAGATGATGTATTGTATTGGGCAGAGTTTGTGCCTACCACACAGTCATTGGTCACATTACCGGCCACTTACGGTTCAGGCGATGGTATATCTATCACTGCTATGGGCTTTGAAAATCCGCAACACAGTTGGAGCACAGCAACAACACAGTATCACACTGTTACTTTGTCAGACACATTGACCAACAGCATTGATCTTGACAACAGCATGCAAGGTACCAACGTGGCCAATATTGTGGTCACAGTAAATGGCAGACGTCTACAACCGCCAGAGGGCATTGAATGGACCGGCGACGGCACTAGCAGCAGTTTTGGTCTACCGCAACGTGGCAAATATCCACAGTCGGCAATCAATGCATACACTGACATTCAAGTATGGGTAAACAATGTTTTACAAGTACAAAACTATGGCACAGTAACTGGTGATTATTATGTTACCAACTATGATGGTAGCAACACACCAGGGCGTCAAGTTGTGTTTTTTACAGCGCCAGCTGACGGAGCACAAATTTTAATATCAGTTAGTACTATTGCACAGTACAATGTGGTTGTGGGATCACCTAGCAAATTAATACCGATTCCGTTGTTAAACATAGGTGACCAATTAGTAATTACCAGTTGGAACGACACATCTCAACAAGATCCGTTGACATTGGTGTTTGTAGGACCAGTGACTACTGGACTCACAATTGTTGAGCCGTATGATAGCACCGGGTACGATTACCCAAGTGTTGCCAACGACACATCGGGCACATTTGATTTTAGCCTTGGCGTTTCTATTCCTGATAACAACTTTGATTTGGGACGCGAAGAATTGCTAGCTGACAGACTATGGGTCACACTGGATGGCAACAGACTATACGCCGGTGTGGACTATGCTGTGCAAGGACAATATCTAATATTAGGCAGCGGTATCATTGGATCAGCACAAGTGTTAGTGGTAACTGAATTTACTCAAAGTATTGTGCCAGATGCAATGGCATTTAGATTGTTCCAAGACATGCGCGGAGTTCAAACCACATTCCGTATTACAAACACAACCACAACCACAGTGGCGCAACCGGTATCTGCCACAGCCGACATCATATATGTTGCAGACGCTTCGGCACTCAGCGAACCTAACTTGAGTGCTGGTATTTTTGGTGTGGCCACAATTGACGGTGAGCGTATCTTGTATCGTGTGAGAGATCTTGCTACCAATTCAATCAGTGGACTACAACGTGGTACTGCTGGCACCGGTGCTGCAACTCATGCTGTGGATGCTGAAGTGTATGACATGGGTATTGGTAATAGACAACCACAAGAAGATCAAAATTACATTGTGAGTGATACTTCTACAGGCGATGGTTCTACCACAATATTCACTGCACCAGCCATTGAATTTGATTTGGCTGACAGTTCTTTTGAGATCAACAGCGTTGAAGTTTATGTTGGCGGAAACCGTGCTAGAGTAGGCTACTATGCTGGACAGTTTGTGATTGGACAAACTTATACTATTGCCAGCGTGGGCAACACCAATTGGAATGCCATTGGATTACCAAGTGATGTGTATCCAGCACCTGGCGTGGTATTCACAGCCACAGGCGCGGGTGCAGGCACAGGCGTAGCTGGTGACAGCTTGGCCAGCAACTACTATCAAGAAACTGATTACAACCCATTGGCAATACAGTTCCTCACAGCCAATGATTTGCCTGCTCCGGCTTCGGGTGTTGAAGTGGTCATACTACAGCGTAGAGGTGTAACTTGGTACGCTCCAGGAACCAGTACTCCCAGCGACGGACAACCGCTACAACTCACAGACACAACAGCCGCAAGGTTTTTACGTGGAATATAACAAGGTAAATAAAAGATCATGTCAACTACTATGCCAAAACAGCCAGTAAATGCGAATCCTGAGTCAAAACAGCCTCAGCCCAAGCGCCCCAATGAGCAAGGATCTTTTTCCGTTGAAGCTCATGTGCGTATTTTTGATCCAAAAACACGTGAAGTTCATATGGAGGGCAGAGCATGATCATCACTCCAGGTTTGGCGCAAATTCAAGGATTTGTCAAAGTCTACGACCCCAACAATGGCGAAGTATTTGTAGACAAGAAAAATGCAATTCATTACGAAAATATATCAGTTGCTATGGCCCAGGCACTAAGCAATAGACTAGATCCAAACGGTGCTAGATTGGGAATAATCTATTCCATGGCGTTTGGAAATGGTGGCTCATCTGTAGATCCCACAGGTGTAATTACATATTTGCCCCCAAATACTGTGGGACAGAATGCCGGACTTTACAACGAAACTTACGCTAAAGTTGTAGATGATAATTCTGCGGCGGACACAGATCCCACAAACAATTACATGACAGTGTTGCATACTTCGGGTACTGTATACACTGATATTCTAGTGACCTGCTTGTTAGACTACGGCGAGCCGCCCACACAGCAGGCATTTGACAATTCAACCAACTTTAACGGTGAATATGTGTTTGACGAACTGGGATTAAAATCCTGGAACGGCAGCTCAACAGACTTGCGGTTGATCACTCATGTGATTTTTCACCCAGTACAAAAAAGTTTGAATCGACAGATTCAAATTGATTACACCCTACGTATACAGACACTAAGCAACATAAATGCTGTATAAATATAGAAAGACATAGGAACAAGGCGACCAACATGGCATATACAATTTATCTAACAAACGGCTCAACGTTTGCTACCATTACAGATGGTACTGTAAACTCTGCCAGTTCAATGACGTTGATTGGCAAAAACTATGCTGGATACGGCCAGTTTTTAGATGATAACTTTATCCACTTGTTGGAAAATTCAGCCAACACAACAGCACCTCCTGCTCCGCTCACAGGACAACTATGGTGGGACAGCACCAACACACTGTTAAAAGTGTATGCAGGTGCTGCTGGATGGAAATCAGTGGGCGTCACCACAGCATCAAGTTCACAACCCAGTCCCAGCATTATTGGAGATTTGTGGTATGACACCGTTAACCAACAGCTAAAAGTATGTTCAGTAGCAGGCGCTCCTGGTACATTTATTGTGGTTGGCCCGGCGTATTCCAGCGCACAAGGTACATCTGGCGCTGTACCACTTACCATTAGTGATGGAACCACAGGTTATATCGTAACAGGGTTGTATGCCAACAACAACTTGGTTGGTATTGTCAGCGGTGCCGCTGACTTTGTGCCAGCCGGTAACAGTTCAGGTTATGCCACAGCATTTCCTAAAATTTACAACGGTTTTACTGTTTGGAATACCGGTAATGCCAGCGGCAACATCAGCAACCCAGGTAACATTACATTAGCAGTTGCTGGTAATGTAATCGAAACAGTGGCCAGTACAGGGGTGTTTGTTACAGGATTGGTCAGTGCGTCAGGCAACATCACTGGCGGCAACTTACTCACAGCCGGACTACTCAGCGTTGGTGGCAATATTACTGCCACTGCCTTTATTGGCAACGTAATTCCGCCTGCAGGCGGTGCAGTCAGTACTACAGGTAATGTCACAGGCGGAAATATTCTAACCAGCGGAATAATGTCAGCCACAGGAAATGCAACAGGCGGCAACATTAGAACGGGCGGCTTGATCACTGCTACAGGCAACGTCGATGCAGGAAACATTAGAACTGCTGGCGTGATCACTGCCACAGGCAACATCACTGGTGGTAACGTTTTGTTTGGCACAGGCGTAGTGTCTGGCACTGGCAACATCACCGGTGGTAACGTATTGTATGGGTCAGGACTGGTATCTGGTACTGGTAACGTTTACAGTGGATACATTTTTGGTAACGGCAGTCAATTGACTGGTGTTAGTGCCGCTGTGTCAGTATCTAAAATTGAAAACGGTACATCTGTAGCAAACGTAGGTTCTTCAGGCGGTAATTTGACCATCAGCATCGGTGGCACATCTAATGTGCTGGTTGCTGCCACTACTGGTATTGTGGTATCAGGATTGAGCACTCCAAGTATCGAGCACACAGGATCAAATGCTGTGGGTAATATTGGATCATCCAGCAGTTACTTTAACCGATTGTTTGCCACAGCTACCACAGCACTGTATGCTGACGTTGCAGAACGTTTTGCAGCTGACGAAGAATTAGCACCAGGCACAGTGGTTGAACTGGGCGGAACAGCTGAAATTACAAGATCCACCCAAGATCTAAGTGAAAATGTATTTGGCGTTATAAGTACTAATGCAGCTTACCTAATGAATGGTGGCGCCGGAGAAGACCACACGCACCCACCAGTTGCAATGACTGGCCGTGTTCCGGTGCAAGTAGTTGGTGTAGTGCGCAAAGGCGACAGATTGGTATCAGCAGGTTCGGGAGTGGCCAGGGCCGCTCAACCAGGTGAAGCCACAGCATTCAACGTAATTGGACGAGCATTGGTTGACAAACCCACGGCAGGACCAGGTACAATAGAAGCAATTGTGACTATAAAGTAATTGGAATAATAACATGACATATTCGAGCGGTGGACTGATCCAAGCAACAGACTTTAATGGGTTTGTGAGCACTGGATCTCCAAACATCAATAACATCTGGGGCACAGGATCAACTGACAGCGGTTGGGGACAAACCGCTCTAAGTACTGTGAGTGCCGGCGGAACTGTGACTGCTACGAATTGGGCCAGTTTGGTTAATACATTAGCCAGCATGGGCAGTCAGACTGGCACAACCATTACCAGTAGATCAGCCCCTACCGCAGGTCAAACTATTAGTGTGCTATCCGCTGTGGCCACTGACATTTCGAGTTGTAACACCAACCGTGGCAATGCCGCAGCCGTTGGCTCAACCAGTAACACCTGGACTGGTTCAATTGCCAAAACTAGTGGCACTGGCACTGGCACTAATGCTTGGACTATTACCTGGACTCAAACAGTAACTTTCCCATCAGCTGATCAAGCTAGGTATTTTTGGAATGCCGGAGGTAGAGTTGTTTTAAACATGAGCAAAACTTCAACTGGTACGGACAACGACCCGGACTGGAACACATTTGTGGGCAAGGTTGGTGATCTAAGTTTTGTTGGTCGTGTTAACGGCGCGGCCCAAACTCTTGCTGGCACTGTATATACAGGTACCACAAGAAGCGGTGGTACAGGTGGTACCCAAACTACTTTGGCTACTACCACAGGTTGGTATTCTTTGACTGCTGGCGCTGCTGCAACAACCATATTCCAATTAAATGATGACGTTAGTCCATACACTGGTGATACTATTATTGTAACCGCTGCCAAAAATGCTGGCGCAACTGTATTGACTCTTACTACTACTTGGAACAGTTCCAGCCGTTCAGGCGCAGGCCAAAGTACAAATATTTCGGGCGGTACAGATACCACCAGCCCTTTCACTTCTTTTGGTACGGCACCGGCTGTGTTATTAAGATATCAGTCACCATCGACCACTTATCTAACCAATAGCTGGGGCACACCCACAGTCGCAAGCTCAGTAGCTTAACCAAAAGGGGCTGTTGCCCCTTTACTTTTCTCTGTACATCCTGTACAATCACAATATGAACACTGACGATTTAATTTCGCACAGCCGTGCTCGTTTTGATCACGTGGCTGCTCGACGCATACTCCGAGAGAAATACGAAGCAAAGATGATATTTGCACATGCCGGAGGCATGTGGCGAGCTGGTCCTGAACTACAATGCACCTTGTTATCGTGTGCCCAAGACAAGGATGTTGTGCTACTAGACTTGTACGAAACTCCTGTGCAAATAAATGTTATTGAAATGTTTGCTAAATCACACGAGCGTTGGCAAGAACAAATGAATGCTTGGCTGGTAGAATACACTGAACTCAGTAACCGACGATGACTACCGGCGCATTGATATTTGCTTTTGACACAGAACACACACGCTACCTAGACATGGCAGCGTATTGTGCCGAACGAGTCAAAGACTTCCTAGACATTCCTGTTGCAGTGGTCACAAACAATCCCGCTGCTGACAATGAATCAGTGTTTGATCAAGTGATATACGCCGAACCAATGGGCACTAACTCACGCTGGTTTGGCGACCTAAAACAACATGTGACCTGGCATAACAGCAACAGAGTGGATGCATACAATCTTTCGCCCTGGGATCAAACGCTGGTGTTAGACGCAGACTTTGTGGTCAACAGCGAAGATCTAAAAGTGGTACTCGACAGTCCGCAAGATTTCATGTGCTTTAGATCAGCATACAATCTTGCTAGACCTGAAGAAGAATTTTTAAGCACCTTTGGTAACTATAAATTTCCCATGTATTGGGCCACAGTGATGATGTTTCGTCGTTCAAACACAGCACAGTACATATTTGATGCCATGCAGATGATTCGCGAGAACTGGACGCACTACAGAGACCTGTATCACATCCCACAACACACCTACAGAAATGACTATGCACTGAGCATAGCACTGGGTATTGTGAGTGGACACACATTAAAAGTAGATGCCATACCCTGGGGCATGCCCAGTGTGGTTCCTGAAAACAAACTCTCACTCACCAACGACACGTTCTGGGACATTGAATATGAAGATGCACAAGGCAAACGTAAAACAGTCTCATATGTTGGTGTGGACTTTCACGCCATGGGCAAAAGAGATTTAGGAGCAATAGTTGAAACCCATAGAAGAGCAAGGCTATGTGATCATGGCCCTGAACACACCCCAAGTTGACTACTTGGACTGTGCTCGCACACTCACAAAAACAATCAAACAGTGGAATCCTAACGCCAGTGTTTGCTTGATTACAGACAAGACTCATGCCAACGACCCACTATACAATCACTATCGTGTGATTGACAATGTGGATCGCAATAACTTGTATGCAAACGACTGGCAAGTGTTTTTTCAATCTCCCTATAGAGAAACCATCAAGCTGGAAGCAGACATGATGATTGCCAGCTCAATCGATCATTGGTGGACCATGTTTAGACATAGAGATGTTGTGGTATCAACAGGATGTAGAAACTGGCGCGATGAAGTTAGCACAGCCAGGCACTATAGAAAAGCGTTTGATGCCAACAACTTACCTGATGTGTACAATGCCATAACCTATTGGCGCTTGAGCACGACTGCTAGAGACTTTTTTGTGTTGGTGCGTGACATATTTGCCAACTGGGCGGAGTTTAAGAAGCTGATTAAGTTTCCTGAAGATGTGCCCAGTACTGATCTTGTGTATGCATTGGCAGCAGATGTGATTGGTAGAGAACGAGTGACCATGCCGTTTGCTACATATCCTAAAATAGTACATATGAAACAAGCACATGCAGGCACAAAGACATCTCAATGGGTCAATGAGCTGGTGTGGGAAACGGATCCCATGCGCATACAAACTCAAGCACAATGGGGTGCGTTTCATTATCATGTGAAGGACTGGCACCGTGACACCTGAAGAGTTTTGGGATACCTTGCACAGCATGCCCGAACCCCTGCCTGTGTTCTATCGCTTGTACTACAACGATGCGGGCGAACCTGTTTGTTACAGCATGGAAGATCAACCAGGTAACTACATTGACATCGATGCTGAAACATTTGGCCTGGCACCTGTCAACGTGCGTGTGGTCAATCGCATGCTCAAATACATTACTGTGCGCACATCACAAAAGATTGTGCCCAGCACCGCAGGCACACTGTGCCATCCGCAGTCGGTTGCGGTTGTGGTCACACAAAACGGAACACCATGGAGCAAACAAACATATGGCCTTGAATCAAATTGACATAGCAGACTTGGACTGCATTTACCTATCATATGACGAACCACAACAGGAAGAGTTTTGGATCAAGATTAAGAACATGGTGCCTTGGGCCCGACGGGTCAGCAATATACGCGGAAGCGATGCGGCACATAAGGCCGCGGCCATGGCTTCTACCACAGAGCGATTTATCCTTGTGGATGGAGACAATCTCCCCGACCCAGCGTTTTTTAACCAAACGCTGCATTTTCCTACACCTGAATATGAAAAAGCTGTGTTCAGATGGCGAGCACGTAACAATATCAATGGACTGATGTATGGCAATGGCGGATTGAGTTCGTGGACTAAAGACTTTGTGATGAACATGAAAACGCACGAAGCCACTGACGGCACAGTAGAAACACAAGTGGAGTTTTGCTTTGATCCCTTGTACTGGCCCATGTATGACTGTTATTCAACCACATACCCCAATCAATCCCCATTCCATGCTTGGCGTGCAGGCTTTCGCGAAGGTGTCAAAATGTGCCTGGACCGTGGGCGTAAACCCACAACAGCAGAGTTTCAAGATCGTGTGCATCAACGCAACTTGGATCATCTAACCATTTGGCACAACGTGGGCGCTGACGCAGAACACGGATACTGGGCCATAGCAGGCGCACGTCAAGGCACATACATGACCATGTTAACTGCATGGGATCATACTCAAGTGCAAAACTTTGATGCACTGGCTGAATTATGGCGAACAGTAGAGACTTCAGAGCCACGACTCCTAGCTGGACGACTAGCAGAAGATCTGCACACACAGCTGGGCTTGCCGATGATCACAATGGAAGCCGAACAAAGTGAATTCTTTAAACGGCACTACAGATCAAACTGGCACAATGCCGGTATAATGACACGCGAGATTGATGTTATTCGCAAGCAAGAAGGCTGGTAATGCAAAATAAGGGCGATGAATCAATAGACAACAAGAGCAAATTCTTAATCTCTGCTGAGCTAATGGCAGAGAACTTGGGACCTGCATTGTGTCTAGCAAAGTGGAAACAAGTTAGCTTACACTTGCAAACAGGCCTAAACAACTCATGCTATCACCCGCCGTTACAGCCTATAGACCCAGCTGCTATAGCACAGGATCCCGGTGCGTTACACAACACAGAGCACAAGAAACAGCAACGTGTGATGATGTTAAAGAATGAAAAGCCCAGTGAATGTCAATATTGCTGGAACATGGAAGCAGAAAACAAACTAAGCGACCGCCACTACAGATCAGGAGAACCCTGGGCAGCAGTGGACTTTGAAAAGATTAAAAACTCAACAGGAACAGAAGCAGATGTCATACCTAGCTATGTTGAGGTTAATTTTAACAATGCTTGTAACCTTAAGTGCAGTTATTGTAGTCCCCAGTTTAGTTCTAGCTGGGCAGACGAAGTACATCGTGATGGGGCTTTTCCTACTGCCACACCACATAATGCTCCTGAACACTTTTCAGGGGCTAGACGTGTTGTTCCCGCTAGGGAACACAATCCCTATGTTGAAGCGTTTTGGAAGTGGTGGCCCACACTATACCCTGAGCTTGAACACTTCCGTATGACTGGCGGCGAGCCGTTGTTGGACAAGAATACCTACAGAGTATTTGATTATGTGCTAGAACATCCCAAACCGGATCTGCACCTAAACGTCACGTCAAACTTCTCAGTAGACCAAAAGAGCTGGGAAAAGTATCTGGGCTATGTTAAGCAACTGTGTCAAGAGGGCAACCTTGAGCACTACATGCAGTATGTTAGTCTAGATGGCTTTGGTCCACAAGCTGAATACATGCGACACGGCTTAGACTTTGATCTGCTGTGGGATAGAGTTAATCAGTTCTTAACAGAAGTGCCCAGCTACAACTCATTAACGTTTATTGTCACAATGAACAATCTATCAGTCACCAGCTTGGAAAATCTTTTTGCTGGTATCTTGGGTCTGCGTAAAACCTACTCAAAGACCTATCAACGTGTGTGGTTTGACACACCTGTGCTACGCGAACCTGCTTGGCAGAGCCTACAAATCCTGCCTGAACCATATGCTGACAAGTTAGAACATCTTTGGGCTTGGATGATACGCCAGTCTGAAACACCCGAAGATCCATTCCACGGATTCAAAGACTACGAGCTGGCCCGTCTAGACCGAGACATTGCGTGGATGCGAGCAGGGCAAGGACAAGATCACACCCAGGCAAAAGCAGACTTTTACAGATTCTTTTCGGAACATGATCGTCGTAGGGGCACTGATTTCCTAAAGACCTTTCCTGAAATGAAATCATGGTGGGCCGAATGTGAATATCATGCTCGACAATCATAAAATAGTACTAGACTACTTTTGCGAAATAGATCGATTGATAGAGCCTTTTGCTGACGAGCGTTTCTATGACCTTGCTCAACACGAGGTTGTGGCAGGCGCCATTTACATCATTGGACGAAATCAATTTAACTTGTACAAAAGTAAAATTCAAGACTGGGTAAACACCGGCACAATCAAAGGATTTGTGCTGTGCAACCCTGCAGAAGGGTCTGAACCCATGATGTGGATGTACAATCGAGATCAAGTGTTCCATGCCCGCACACAAACACCCTTTATCAGCGGCGGCAGCCTACCAGACCAAGTACCGCATCTGCTGTTTGAACACTTTGGTTGTGTGGTACACGATTATGACGAAAACTTGCAGGCAATAGAACATTACAAACAAAACTACACTGTGGATAGACCCTATAAGTTTCTATTCTTAAACGGTCGCCCTAGATCACACAGAATATATCTATTGAAAAGACTGCAAATGTGTGGCTTGCTTGATCAAGCACTGTGGAGCAATCTTGGCAATGGCGCAGTGTATAGAGGTGATATCAACTTGGAGCATGCAGGGGAAAACATATTGATACAACCATTCCCCATGCGTTACTTGCCACCAGAATACGAAGTAGAACGCTATAGAAATGCCACCACAGTAATTCCAGCAGAATGGCCCGCACAAGGGCCTATAGGTACTGATCTGTATGCCAAGCAGCATTTGTTTGGCAAAGATTGGGGAGAAATATACATTGAACCCAGAGCGTATGAAGATACCTATTTTAGTCTAGTGTCTGAAACTGTATTCGAGTACCCACACTCATTTAGAACTGAAAAACTATGGAAGCCTGTGGCCATGGGACATCCTTGGATTGCAGTGAGCAATGCAGGTTTTTATAAAGAAATGCACAATTTGGGATTTCAAACATTTGGGCATGTGATAGATGAATCATTTGACAGCATTGACAACCATCAAGATCGTATAGAAAGAATCACACAAGTGGTCGAGGACTTGTGTTCGCAAGACCTTGTGAAATTCCTAGAAGAGTGTTATACTGTATGTAAATATAACCAACAACACCTATTGGAATGTCGGGAAAAATGGCGAAAAGAATTCCCGGACCGTTTTCAACAATTTATCAATGAACGATTTAGAATTTAAACACACAGTATTAGACCCTCTGTCAGACAGTTTTTGTGCGGCAAAATGGTACAACGCTACCATTTGGCTAGGAAGTGGGCAGACCACCAGTTGCCATCACCCGCCAGCTCATTTGGTGGATATTGATAAAGTCACTACCAACCCTAAGCTGTTGCACAATACTGACCAAAAGAAAGCGGATCGTGCGCAGATGCTGGCAGGCGAAAGACCCGCAGGCTGTGAATACTGCTGGAAGATTGAAGACATGGGGCGTGACGCTGTGTCGGACCGTGTTTATAAATCAAAAATATATCCCATAAAGGCCTTAGATGACGCTAGAAATACACCCGTCGAATCTGACGTTAACCTCCTTACGCTGGAAATTGCTTTCGATCGTACCTGTCAGTTTGCTTGTAGCTATTGCAACCCTGCATTTAGTTCAACATGGGTTAATGATATTCGACGTAACGGACCCTACACTAACCTTGTTAGTGATGGTAGGAACCACTTCACTCACACTCATGACAGTAGTCAGCTCTACAAAATTACCGAAGCTAATCCATACGTTGATGCATTTTTTGCATGGTGGGAAAGTGATCTACATAGAACACTACAAGAGCTCAGAATCACCGGAGGAGAGCCCCTCATGTCCGCCCACACCTGGAAGCTCATTGACTGGTTCCAGGAGAATCGGGGTCGGAGTACTACACGCTTGGCTATTAACAGTAATCTTGGAACTGAAGTGGACATCGATCGTTTGCTGGCCTCCACCCAAGGAATGACAATAGACTTGTACACCTCAAACGAAGCAGTGGGTCTGCAAGCAGAATATATCCGAGATGGACTTGTTTGGGATGACTGGGCCAACAATGTAGAACGCCTGTTAGATTCAGGCCAGTTCCGCGGTATACATGTGATGTGTACCATTAATGCCTTGTGCTTGAGCAGTTTAGATCAGCTGTTGGAATGCATACTGCAATGGAAGACCGAATACGGGCGTGATGCCATAAGTTTCACATTAAATATTCTACGCTTCCCCAGCTTCCAAAGCCCACTGGTGTTGCCTGATCATTTACGTACACAGTATAAAGAACGCTTGCAAGACTGGCTAGACGCCAATGGAACAAATCAATTCCTGCACGAACACGAAATAAATCATTTGCAACGACTGATTGATTATTTGGATGTGGTAAAGACGCCGCACAGTGATGCGTTTGAAATGCCTAAATTGCTAAATGATTTCCGACAGTTCTACACACAGTACGATCAACGGCGATCAAAAGACTTTGGTCAAGCATTTCCTGAACTAAAAGAATGGTACAATGGCATACAATTATAACTCAACGGACCTGGTTCGTCCCACAGAACTCACTGCTCGTGAGGAATTCTTATTAAAAGATTCAAAGACCTTTTGCATTTATCCTTGGATACACTTACACGCCTATCCCACTGGTGAAGCATATCCCTGTTGTCATGCTGAAATGAAACCAGGTGTGGTAGGCAACTGTAGAACAAATACACTGGAAGAAATCTGGCGCGGCGAACCCATGCAGAAGCTACGTGCAGACATGCTGACGGAAACACCACACGCGGCTTGCACACGCTGTTATGAACAGGAAGAATCAGGATTCTTTTCGGGCCGTAAGTCAGCCAACAAACACCACGGACATCACATAAAGAAGCTGGAAGCCAACCCATTTGAGATGACCTACTGGGATATTCGCTTTTCAAACTTATGCAACTTAAAGTGCAGATCATGTGGTCATATTTTTAGTTCACAATGGTATCAAGATCAAGCCCGACTAGCAGGCGGGGATTGGAAAGAGCGGAATACTGTGCTTAACTATGCTGGACGTACAGAAACAGACATGTGGTCGCAACTGGAACCACATTTGGACTATGTGGAACAAATCTACTTTGCCGGTGGTGAACCCTTGCTGATGGAAGAACACTATCGCATCCTGGAAGAGTTGGTGCAGCGTGGCCGCACAGATGTGCGCTTGATCTACAACACAAACTTCACACATACTGATTTAAAGGGCCGATCAGTATTCGAATACTGGAAACAATTCGATTCAGTGGCTGTGGGCGCCAGCCTAGACGGAATGGGTGCGTATGCAGAATATATTAGAAAAGGCACTGTATGGGCTACTGTAGAACAGAACCGTAGAGATATGCTAGCAACATGCCCCGGGGTAGACTTTTATATTTCACCTACACTAAGCATAATGAATGCACACCATTTGCCCTTGTTCCACCGCACCTGGGTAGAAATGGGATTAATTCGAGCACAGGACCTAAACGTTAATATACTACAAGACCCGGCACACTATAGAATAGACATAGCGCCAGCTGAATACAAAGAAGAATTAACTAAAAGATACCGTGAGCATATTGAATGGCTAGCAGATAAAGATCCTTTAAATCGTGCCACACAGGGCTTTGAATCGGCTATAACATTCTTAAACGCCACAGACAACACACACCTAATAGACTCTTTCTGGCGCAAAACACACGAGCTAGACGACATTAGAAAAGAACGCTGTCTGGATATTATTCCCGAATTGAAAGCATTAAAATGAGCGGACTAGCATTGGGATGCAGTCACACAGCAGGCGTGGGTATAGACCCTAAACACTGCTATGTATCAGTATTGGCAGAACTAGTTGGTTGTGCTATAGTTAATCAAGCACAGAGCGGCGGTAATCATACTGTGGTACAACACAGACTGGTTCGAGCACTACAGCAGCCTGTCCTACCAGATTTTGTTATAGCACAATGGCCCAACCCATTCAGACGCATAACATATCATAACAAACAAGCCCGTAATGAAAACATAAGTGTATCAAGCTCGGCATTTGAGCAGCTAATGCGTCTAAGCGAGCAGAACTTCTATCAACCCTGGCTAGATGCTATAGTAGTATGCAATCTATTATGTAAAGCTCTCAACGTCAAGTGCATAAACATAATGATAGAAGATGTTGCCCCTGAATATCATGCTGTATTAGCTGCTAACCAGGTAGTGTTGCATACAGATCGAAAGATACCTGGCGAAACCTGGTTAATGGATTCTGCTGCTAGTGATAATTTGCACCATTCTGCAGTCTGCCATAAACAATGGGCAGAACGATTACTTGGACTATTAAATGAACATACCACACGATAAATTTTGCGTATTACCTTGGGTAAGCCTAGAAGCAAGCCCTATAGGCACAGTGCGCCCTTGTTGTCTAGCAGACGACGAACTGGTAGACGACGCAGGCCACAAGTTTTCGCTGTTGACCGCTGACTTTGCCAGCATACAAAACTCCCGGGCAATGACACAGTTACGACAGGAGTTCTTAGATGGTAAAAAGCCGCAGACCTGTAGAAAATGCTGGATGGAAGAACGTGCTGGTCGCACTTCAAAACGCATGCACACACTGGATAGAATGAAGCACATGGGCATCAGTGGCGAGTGGACCACAGACGCCAAGCCCTTGATGTTCCTGGATTTGAAACTGGGCAACATCTGCAACCTAAAGTGTCGCATATGCGGGTCATGGTCATCAAGTCAATTTGCCACAGAAGAACTAAATGACATGGGAACAGTTCAGGACCGAAAGAAATCATTTCCCTATCAAATGCTACGTGCTGGAGCTTGGCCTAGAGAAAATCAATCATTCTGGGCAGAAATTGACGCTTGTTTGAATGACATACGCTATATTGAATTCACTGGCGGCGAGCCATTCATGATTGGCGAACACTTTGACATGCTGCAAGGCATTGTGGATCGTGGTATTGCGCATCAAGTGGAAATACACTACAACACCAATGGCACACAATGGCCAGAACGCGGTCCTGACATTTGGCGTCATTTTAAAGCAGTGGAAATAGCCTTCTCCATTGATGATCTGGGTGCTCGTTTTGAATACCAGCGTACCAATGCTGTGTGGCATGAAGTTGTGACAAACTTAACCAAGTTTCGCACCTTGCGAGACAACTCGCACAACATTCGACTACAATGCTGTTCCACAGTGAATGTGTTTAATGTAAGGTATATTGATCAATTGGCCGACTGGATTGTTCAACAGAACTTTGACTTTGTGTACTGGAACATGATGCACGATGCCTGGTACTTTTCAATTGCCACACTGCCAGATGGGGCCAAAGCTGCTGTTACACAACATCTACGCACAGCCGATGTGCCTGAACAATATCGTGAAGAATTCGATAGAATCATTGACTTCATGAATGGGGGTGCCTCGACAGATGGATTTATGACACGCATGAAAATACGTGATTTGGATCGCAAGCGCCAGCAGAATCTGCGCACAGTGGCACCTGAAATGGCTGCTATTTTGAACTACGACTATGACCAAGCCTGATACCCTATGCATGGCACCGTGGACTCACACATACTTGAGCCCACAAACAGAACGGCGCATGTGCTGTGCCTCGCGAGAACCTGCACAAAACTTTGAACAGTACATAGACACCAAGAGTGGCACTGGTCGATATATTCCTGTCACACTGGAACAACACTGGAATTCAGAGCACATGCAATCAGTGCGCAGACGCATGATGGCAGGAGAAACACTGCCCGAATGTGAAGTATGCAATGACCAGCTGCTAAACACAGATGTATACCGCACGTATTTTTGGCATCTTTTCCAACACAAGTATGATGACGTGATAGGCAAAACCGATCTAAATGGGCGCACCTCAATGCTGCCTGTGAGCTGGGACTATCGTTTCAGTAATCTGTGCAACTTCAAATGCAGAACCTGCGGCGATATGTTATCAAGCGCCTGGGAAACTGAACAGCGACAACATCAAATGATCGACTGGTCTAATGCCAAAAATGCATGGATGCAGCCAGATGTGCGCAGAGAAATCAGCCAGTTTCAGGACACGCAAATTGAAGAAGAATTCAGTTCAGCTGTGGAACAACACAGAGTAGAAGAAATATACTGGGTGGGCGGCGAGCCCTTGATGTACGAACAGCACTGGCGCTACATGAAAAGAATTATTGAATTAGGAGATGGACCACGTGTTTATGCTAGATATAATACTAATCTCAGCCGTGTTAATTACAGTGGCAGCAATCTTTATCAGGATATTTTACTCAACATCCGAGACTGGCAAATCTGCGCCAGCCTTGACGGAACCGGCGCCACAGGTGAGTACATACGATCTGGCCTGGACTATAATTCTTTTTTGAAGAACTTCCGCCAGGGCCTGGAGATTGCTACCAATCCACGGCAGATGCGCCTGGACTTTACACTCACGCTGCCCGGCATGACGGAAGTGGATGCCATGAATGCATTGGCCGAAGAATTGGGTGTGCAAATGCTGGCCAAAGTTATCTTTAGTTTTGGACCAGACATTATAATGAGCCCACTGGCATTGCCTAGAACGCTGCTGGATCCTTGGATAGATGAACTAGCAGGCCGCTCCGCCGGTGCCATGCGTGATGTACTGCTACAGTTAAAGAACCGCCCGACCTTTGAAGAACAATGGCCGGACACATATCGAGCAGGGCTTGCAAAGGGCAAAGCTCGTGTGTTAAAATTAGAAAGCATACGCACACAGAAAGTCACAATGACAGATATATTGAGTGGCAGACCTGATGTGCTAGAATGGTGGATGAAAATTGCTTGATCATGTTGAAATAGACCTACGCGGAAAAAACAGCCTGCTTACTGTGCATATAAATGTAGCAGACAATAGTCTAAGTCGTAAATGGCTGGCCGCACTAAATGACATCATACAAACAGATCTGCACTTGGAAAAGAATTACTGTTGGTTTGGATGGACAGAAAGTGAACGCAATGCACAGTACCTTTGCGAGCAAATTAATGCCAGTATCAATCATATCAATCAGAGTAATTTAGGCTATCACATTGATTGTGATGCGTACACAACGGAAAATACAATACAATCAAACTTGGGCGTGAATCATGAACGCATGAATTCACTGCACAGATACTTTGAAGATCTACAAGGATGGTCAGGTGGTATCAGCAATTATTATAATTCAGCTGACTCTGCCACACGCTGGCACATACGCCAGTTAAATCTCTTGTGCCACGAACTGGAAAGCCTTGTGTTGAGCATGCGCAAAGCCATCCAAGCACCAGAATGGCGCAGACCCTCACAGCTGATGTGCTGGCTAAATGCACCACGTTTTGCACTGGAACCTGAGGACTACGAACTGTTTGGTATAGAAACCATCAACAGAACTCTGGGCGGTGTTTATTTGGGTGTAAATAAAGCAGTTGGCAAACATCACTGGGAGGTGTTCAATGATGAAGGTAGGGATTCGCGCATTAGCGAGCTTGTTACTACAGGACTGCGCACACAAACTCAAGCCGCTGGCGACTTTGATATCGAATGGGCCCGTGACCCTGGCGCTTATCACTGGCAAAAGACCAAGCTGCAAGAATTCCGCACCTGGCTCGTGGCGAATGGGTTTGACCCAGAGGACAAAAGTCTCACCATTGGTCACCCAAAGGTGGCACAGGTCGATCTGATGCGATCATTTGGCACAGAAGATTATGAAAAGATCTGGGCACAGTTGGCTGAACATCTTGACGTGTACAGCATACGTACCAGTTGTGGCGAAGCTATATATGAATACCGCTGGAGCGATCCAGACTATCGTGAACAGCAAATAAGGAGATTAGGATGAATTGGATTAAAAGAATTTGGAATAGAATCACACTGGAGATTCGCTATCGTAAAAAATTAAAAGAGCTACGCAAAAGAGATCCTTTTATCTACAAATGAAACACATACTGGGTATATCTGCAGGGTTCCATGATGCGGCAGCCACTGTGATCAAATCAGATGGTGAAATAGTCTTCGCCGGCCACTCAGAACGCTACAGCAAGCAAAAGAATGATGCTGACATTTCGTCAGCCATGCTCGACGAAATTGACATGAGTCAGGTAGACACCATTGCGTACTATGAGAGGCCATGGCTGAAACAACTACGTCAATGGTATTCAGGACAGGGCATTGAGTGGAACAAAGTGACCACACGACAAATACTAGAGTCTCAACTGGGTGCCAACGGAGTCAGTAGAAAACGCATTAAAAACTATAACCATCACCTGTGTCACGCTGCGGCCGGTTTTCAAACATCACCATACAACATAGCCACAGTTGTGGTAATTGACGCTGTGGGCGAATGGGACACTGTGTCCATCTGGGGAGCCATGTATGATCGGAATCACCGAGCAACGTATCAGAAACTTTGGTCGCAAAGTTATCCGCATTCAATTGGATTATTCTACAGTGCTATCACTCAGCGCATTGGCCTACATCCACTAGACGAAGAATACATCAC